TTTGACCTTCGCAACCTTTTAATAGGAGAAGGCCAAAAGGACGGCGTTTCATCCATTGGCAAATTCCATGAAGGTATGAAGTTTGCTCTATTGGTCTGCGTCCGGGACGGCATCCACGTTGAGATCCGAACCAACAAAACCACTATTGTACCCCGTTTATCGTCCATGATCGGAGCTGATGTTCTGGCAATCGATTACAGATCCAGCGAAAAGAAAATCAAGGGCACTTCCGTATATCTGGAAGGGCTCAAGAATGACTAGCGGGATCAGTTCCTGAGCACCGATCTGAAAGAAAACCTGAAAATGAAAGTCCTTCTGGACAAACCGGGCCATATGTATGTCAAGGGCATTTTCGTCAAAAAGATTGACGCAGTGTGCGGTTACAATATGAACATGGAACGGGAAAACCCAGTGAGCGGCGATATCGACATGGACAAAGCCAAGAATCAGATCGCACACATGATCGAAAATACAGACAACCGCGAATACATGACCAGGTTGGCTCAGGCCGTCCGGCTGGCGGAGACCACCAAGGAGATTGATTCAATAGAACTTCAGGCCGGTGCTTGGAAATTGTGGAGCATCCAAAGGCCGGGAGTCTGGCTGAACATTTTCAAAGAAGTTTTTATGACGGAAAAGATCTGCCGGGTAACCAATCTGGATCACGCACGTGAGGCACAGTACAAGGGCTGGACAGTTCTATCACAGAACATACCTTTCACAAAAGGATTCATCAAAAAGGACGTTGAAGTTGTCCAGTTGCCCAAACAGGAAACTGAGCGGCGCATCGGTCTGGATCACCTGACATCCAAAGGCCGGGCCAATGTTCGTTGGGCGCGGCGGATTGTGGAAGGCGCTATGGACAAAAAGATCCGGGATCTGCGAATCATGGATTTCATCGATGAGCCTTCACAGCAGGGTGAGGCCCGGAGAAACACATGGATCAAGATTTCCCGAGATATCCTTGACCGGCGCGAAAAGGTTTTGGAAGTGATGATGCATGAAATGGTTCATTACGTTTATGGATACCGGGACTTGACGCATGAGTTTCAGGAAGCACAGGGCAGAATCGCGGCGCGTGTGGCTATGTACCTGATCAAAGGTGGTCACAAAGCCAGATCCGGCGGTGTTCCGGCCAAGACTCAGGCCGAGAAAGAAATTGAACAGGCTGAGATCCGCAAAAAGCTCATTGACCTTTATATCGACTGGGAAGCAGGAACAGGCGAAGGCGAAAACCGAATCAGGGAAATCACTTGGCAACATCCATACGATATCCCGGCCAAAGCCGGTGCTTTCGGGATCAACACCTTTGGTATGAAACAACACGAAAGAATAAACGCAATAGTTGACGCGGTCAAAAAGGCCGCGTTGGAACAATAGTGGAGGAATGAAAATGAAAAACAAGCCCAACTTAAAAACATACATTCACAATCACATCAAGGCCGTTGGCCCAGTTGGAATAAACAACATCATCAACTTTCTTGAAGACCAGTGGCCCGGAAAGCTTAATCATTTAACCGTTCACAAGACCGTTGCGGATATGCAACGTCAGGGAACCATTGAAGTTTATGATGACAACCCGATAACATGGTGGTAAAGGTTATAAAAATGAGATATGCAACTTACATAGCAATGTTGATCGGAGCGTCAGCGGTTGTTCTGGCTGTACTCGGATCAATCGGCGTGGTGATGGTGCTGTCAATTATTTTTTCGCGCACCGGACTGAAGAAGTTGAAACACAGATAATGAGAGGCAAAACAATGATAGCAAGAGCAACCAGATTATGTTCAGAATGCGGTGAAAAACTTCCGCATCACAAGGAGACTTGCCAATACATAGCTGGTGATCCCGTTCACTACCACGAAGGCGCGTGGTGGTTCTGGACAGAAACTTGGAGCGACCGTGAAGGCCCATATCCAACTGAACAGATGGCTCGGGACGGTCTCAATTGGTATTGTGAAAACATTTTAGGAGCCAATACACAAGGATGAAAGGAATTTTTAATGCCAAAAATAGCATACATCGACAGAAAATTTTCAACAGATTCGATGAAAACCATCGACCAGGCAAATGAAATCATAGTTGAGTATGCCGCAGGTGGACTTGACTTGACCCTCAGACAATTGTATTATCAATTTGTTGCCAGGGATATCATCCCCAATCAACAGTCATCCTATGACCGACTGGGCGGATTAATAAGCAACGCCCGGCTTGCAGGCCTGGTCGATTGGAACGCCATAGTTGACAGAACAAGAAATCTTGAAAAATTGTCCACGTGGGAAGATCCCGGCGAAATCATACAATCTTGCGTTTACAGTTTCAGAATTGATAAATGGGAATATCAACCGTGCTATATTGAAGTTTGGATTGAAAAAGATGCTTTGACTGGTGTGATAAATCGTATTTGTAAAGATCATCAAGTCAGTTATTTTGCATGTCGCGGTTATGTTTCACAGAGCGAAATGTGGAGTGCCGCTATTAACAGATTTCAATGGCGCGCAGACAACGGAAAACGCGGCGTCATAATTCATTTGGGTGACCACGATCCGTCCGGGATCGATATGACCCGAGATATCGCTGACCGTTTTACGCTTTTTCTCGGAAATGAGTTTGACGTAAAAACAGAAAGAATTGCCTTGAATATGAATCAAATCGAAATCTATGAACCACCGCCCAACCCAGCGAAAATTTCTGATTCGCGTGCGAATAAGTATGTGGAACAATTTGGAAATGAATCTTGGGAGTTGGATGCCCTTGAACCGCGAATGATACATGATCTGATCGATCAAACGATCATGTCTTACAAAGATCAGACGATTTGGAATGAAGATTTAAAACGGGAAAATGATCAAAAAGATATTTTGAGAGATTTTGCAGACAATTGGGAGAACAAATAAAATGTCGCCAAGAGACGAATACACAACCAGCAAAGGTGAAACCGTCATTCTCAATGAAAGATCCTTCTGCCATCAGATCAAAGGCCGCCGTCCCCGGTATATGTTTTTGGTATTGACCAAGGACAACGATTGCAAGCGCGGTGAATATGCAGAAGAGTTTGATGTTGCGGCAAACGGTGTGGCCGAGGCAAAGAGGATTGCGCAAGCAATCATGGACAGGGATATGATCCCGGAACTCAGAATCAGCAGAGTTGAAATGAGATAGGTACATAATAGGTACAAGGAGAAGACAAATGAACGCTATAACCGACAAAGCCGCCAGGCAACCGGACACCAAAAAATCAATTTACAAACTGCTTGACGATTCAGATGAACACGTTGTGGGTGCCCTTTTAAGGATCTACAGCTTTCAAACGGCTGATGAACAAGACACTCATATGACCCGGTATGAAAACCAGATGGGCTTCAACGCACTTGATGCCGGCATCTTATCAGACATGTCCCAGCAGTATGAGAAAAAGGGATGGCTGAGTGAAAAGCAAATCGCCTTTATCAGAAGGACAATCAAGAAGTATTGGGGACAACTTGCGTCTCAAGGATTCAGCCCGGCGGAAATCAAACCGTTTAATAAAAAGGATAACGGCAAAGAAAAAAGCAAGTTCAACCGAGTCATCAAGGTTGCAAAACTGATAAGCAAAACCATCGAAATCAAATTCAGTTATCCTCAAGGTGATAACAGATTCTACAAGTGTGTAGCGGCTGTCAAGACTCTGACCGGCAGAAAGTTTGTCAAAGATGAGCGCCTTTGGAAAGCGCCTTTGGCCCTCGAAACAGTCGAAAAATTGGCAGAATGGAGATTTCAACTCTGTCCAAAGCTCACAGAGTATTATGAACACATGGTAAAGAAACCAGAACCCACGGCTGACTTCGACATTCCCGGATTACAAAAAGAATTATATCCATTTCAGAAACTCGGCGTGTCTTACATCGATGATCGAAAAGGCCGCGCTCTGATCGGAGATGAAATGGGACTGGGCAAGACCGTTCAGGCCCTCGCATGGCTCCAGCTCAATCCTTTGATCAGACCGGCGGTCATAGTTGTCCCGGCCACGGTGAAGCTTAATTGGGCAATAGAACTCGGGAAATGGATGAGGCCGGGCCAATCAGATGTTTTTGTAATAAACGGATTGCCTGACCCCAATGAAGAAGATTATCAATACAAATTTCATCAGGTGGATCAAGCAGACCGAGATGGACATGGTGAGATTATCATAATCAATTATGATATTCTGGCCAACAAAACAAAATCTACATTCAGGCCCCGAAAACCCGGAGACAAGACCCAATCGGCTGTTCGACAATGGGATGATGAAAAAGAAATATATGTTGAAGTGTTTGAAGAAATCGTTGAAATACCCAACACGGGCTGGATCGATATTTTAAAAAACCTCAATCCGCTGGCTGTCGTTGGAGATGAGATTCAATATATCAAATCCAATTCAGCATATCGCACCAAGGCGTTCAAACGTCTTTGCAAAGGAGTCAGACATGTTATTGGTCTTTCTGGAACACCTATCATAAACCGTCCCATTGAATTTTTCAATCCTTTGCACGTGATTGAACCCACGTTATTTCCGGCTTTCTTTCCATATGCCAAACGTTATTGCGGCGCGACACATAATGGCTGGGGTTGGGACTTCACCGGCGCGACCAACACGGATGAGCTTCATGAGCTGGTGACCAAGTATGTAATGTTGAGAAGATTGAAAAAAGAAGTACTCAAGGAACTGCCCGACAAAGTGCGCGCAGTTGTCCCGATTGCCATTGATAACCGCGCTGAATATCGAAGTGCTGAAAACGATATCATTGGTTGGATTCGGAAAAACGAAGGCGCGGCCAAGGCCAACAAAGCAAGCAACGCAGAAGTTCTGGTGTCCATAGAGAAATTGAAACAGATCGCAGTGGCAGGAAAAATGAAGGCCGCTATCAGATGGATTAATGACTTTCTGGAATCAGATGAAAAGCTTGTAGTGTTCGCAGTTCACAAATTTGTCATTGATGAATTGATGAAAGAATTCAAAGGCAAGGCTGTCAGGCTGGACGGATCGACACCTTTGAAGAAAAGGCAGGAAGCAATTGAACGTTTTCAAACAGATGACGACATCAGATTGTTTGTAGGTAATGTTAAGGCCGCAGGTGTTGGTATAACCCTGACTGCGGCAAGCAACACGTGCTTTGTCGAACTCGGGTGGACTCCCGGAGAACATGACCAGGCAGAGGACAGGGTGCACAGAATAGGTCAGGAAGCAGATTCAGTCACGGCGTATTATCTGCTGGCGGATCGAACAATTGAAAATGATATCTCAGGACTACTGGATGAAAAAAGGACTGTTCTGGCCGCCGTGCTGGACGGCAAAGATGTTGAAGATGAATCGATCTTATCAAAACTTTTGAAAAAAGTGAGGATGGAAAATGACTGAATTTGTAAGACGGCGGCACAGTAAAAAGCCCAAGCCCGAACCCAAACCTCAACTGTCTCTTGAAAGGCGCATAGGCAATCAACATATCGCACGTCATATGCTTGCGCGCTTTGGATGGAGACGCTGGATGGAGCCATACCTTGAAAGGGATGGCACCCCGATTGAGCAGAAGTAATGTCATTTGACGCAAAGAGATTTCTAAATGATCACCGCATCCCTTGGACAGACAGAGGCAAACACTCCCGGCCCGGCTGGGCTCAAGTCGTTTGTCCCTTTTGCTCTGGAAATCCCGGATGGCACGGCGGCTTCAATATTGAAGCCGGATATTACAACTGCTGGAGATGCGGCTTCACATGGTTGCCCAAAGCTGTGGCGACCATCCTCAAAATATCTATTCCCAAATCCAAAACACTCATCGAAAAATATCTGTCTCCAGATGCAATCCGCGAATTCAAAGAAAGAAGATATGCAGATGAAGTCCTGTTCCCACCTAAAACCGGCCCATTAAATCGATCCCAAAGGTCATATCTTGAAGACAGAAACTTTGACCCGGATCTTTTGCAAGAAGAATGGGAAATCAAAGGCGTTGGACATATCGGTGCATACAAAGGTAGAATACTTGCGCCAATCCGTTTGCACGGACGGCTGATCAGTTATCAGACGCGCGACATATATGAAAAATCTGGTAGCAAATACATGGCCTGTCCCAAGGATGAAGAAGTGTATGACCATCAATATTCACTCTATGGAATCGATCAATGCAAAAGTAAAAATGTATTGGCAGTTGAAGGCATAACAGATGTCTGGAGACTCGGCCCCGGAAGTGTTGGAACATTCGGCATTGATTACACTTCAAAACAGATATTGATGCTCGGGCAAAATTTCGACCGCGTGTTCATTTTTTATGATACATTAGAAGAACAGGCGAATCAAAAGGCACACCATCTCGCGGAAGATTTGGAAATGATCTACAAAGTTGAATCTGAGATCATTACATATACGGGTGGTGATCCCGCAGAAATGCCTGACGATGAAGCCGCGCACTTAATGCGTGAGTTATGCATAACCTCTTGATATGCAAAGAAAAAATTTAAAAAAAAATAAAAAAAAGCTTGACTTTTTTAAAAGCCCGTATTATAACGATCTCCGTGGAAAGAATAAAAAAACGGTGATGCCAATGTTCTCCAATTATTCTTTTCCTCATCTGATGAACGGGACTTGCCGCGAATTGGCCGTGGTCGTGACCAGAAAGCATCTGGGAATGCCCACCAATCCTCCATAAACGTTTCTGGAGAAATCTGGTACAAGTCCCGTTCAACTTTTCAACTTCTAAAATGGAGGTAGAAATATGCGCCAACGTTCAAAACGATCAATTGGTACTGAAACTGTTTCAAAAAAGAAAGAAAAACAAAAGAAAGAAAGTGCGGTCAAAGAAAGAAAAATAAAAGAAAGAAAAGAAAAAAATAAAAAAAGAAAAAATACTAAAAAAGAAAAAAAACAAAAAAGCAAAGAAAGAAAAACACATTCCATAATCGGTTTGTTATATCCTGAATCAGAGATTGAATTGAGGATGAGACCAAAATGGAAATATCAGGCACTCAAAGAATTTGAATTGTTCTGGGATGCATGGCCAAAAAAGACCGGAAAAAAAGTTGCCAAGAAAGCTTTTGTAAATGCATCATCCAAACTTCCTCCAATTGAAGAACTTCTCCAAATCTTATCAAAACACAAACAACTCCCCGGCTGGAAAAGATCCAGAAAATGGATTCCATGTGCAACTACCTGGCTGAATCAGGAGCGCTGGTTGGACGAAATTGATGAAGAAATCGGAATTGTCCAACATCCTCTTGTAACAGATAGTCCAAAGGCCGTTGAAATGCTCAAGCATCACGGGATCGTCCAAGACACCCGTTCAACAAATCCTGTGTTAAATGATATCATGGAAATATTTGATTATCATCATAGAATGGATTTGTCCCATAATTTGGTCAGATACAGAATCGGAAACCCTTATCACTTCCTGCAACAGCTTTGCTGGTTCATTGATGCCCAAGACTGGCTTGACGATAAAACCGTCATCAACCTGACCCCTCAAGGAAAACTCTTTCAAAAGTTTATGAACGATCTGGCTGAAGAATTTCCCGGCGTGAATATCCGGCCCCTTGCTATGGAAAAGAAAGAAGAACAATCCAACGTCATATCATTACACGAAAGATCCCGAAGGAAAGCAATATGACCATCATCAGAAAAAAACCCAACGTTGACAGAAAAATTGAGCGGCAAATAATCACCGGAATGATCGTTTCTGAGCGTTTCCTGTCCGGCATACAGACTATATACAGGCACGATGTTTTACGCTCAAATTTCGCAAATACCGTGGCTGAGTGGTGTATGAAATACTGGAACACATACAAGAAAGCCCCCGGTGTGGAAATAGAAGACATCTTCAGTTCTCATCGTTCAAACGATCTGGATCCAGATCAGGCCGAGGTCATTGAGGAATTTCTGACAAGCATATCTCATGAATATGAAACCGGAGACAAGTTCAATGCAGAATATATGTTGGATAAAGCTGAAGCGCACTTCCGGCTTTCCTCAGTTGAAAGCTTGAGATTCGAACTGGCCAAGTGTATCTCGGGTGGCCGGGTTGAAGACGCTGAAGCGCTTGTTGGAGACTTCACCCGTATCAAAAGAACAGACGTTCAAGGCATAGATCCCTTCAATATGGAATTGATATCCAGATCCCTTGACGAAAATTCAGGCGATTTGCTTTTCAAATTACACGGCCCCTTCGGACGCGCTCTTGGAATGTTTGAAAGGGGCAGTTTGGTAGCGTTAATCGGAGTGTCTGGAATTGGGAAAACGTGGTGGCTGATGCACATAGCACTTCGCGGCCTTCTGGCCGGATATAAAGTGTTGTTTGTTAGTTTGGAGATGAGTGAAAAGCAAATGATAGTCAGAATACAACATTGGATAACCGGATTGCCCAGCGCCAGATGGGCTGACAGTCTGCTTATTCCTGTCTGGGACTGTTACAAAAACCAGACCGGAGAATGCACAAAAAGATGCGATGTCGCACTTTTAAAGAAAGATGAACATGAACATTTTTATTTCCCGAAGTTTGATCAAGCGTCCCGAGATTATAAGGTGTGCACCGAATGTTTGAATGGAAAAAGAAAATATGAATTTGTTCCTTCCAGCTGGTTCAAGCCGGAAAAGAGAAAGCCGCTGGATATCGGGACAGCTATGGACAAGTTGAAGGTTGTTAAAAAACTTTCAGGTATCAGAAACAAGCGCCTGAAGATCGTTCAATTTCCATCCGGCGAACTCACGATGTCTGGTCTGAAAACATATCTCCGCAATCTTGAATATTATGAAGACTTCATACCTGATATGATAGTCACGGATTATGCAGACAAAATGAGGCCTGAAACAACCAGCGAATATCGGCACGGGTTAAACGAGATCTGGGAAGGCCACAAAGGTCTTGCACAAGGCCGACACTGTCTGGTTGTCACAGGAAGTCAGAGCAACACCGTGAGATCAGGCAAAGACTCTGGGCAGGGATCTTGGGCTGAGGATATCCGAAAGCTGAACTTGATCGATGCTGGATTTGCTATCAATCAGACCCCTGAAGAAAAGATGCGCTGTGTTTATCGGTGCGGCGTGGTAAAACAGAGGCATGATGACTTCGATCTTATAGGACAATTCATGGTGCTAAACCAATTAAAAATTGGCAGACCATATCTGGATTCAATGAGAGTTTAATTTTTTTTTCACTTTTTTAAAATTTTACTTGACTTTTGTATATTTTTAGTATATAGTTATGGTACAAAATCGGAAATGTTAATAAAAACAAACATTTTCATAGGCAAAAACTTTTAACCATTAATCAAGAAAAGGAGAACGAAAATGGCAATCACCAAGAAAAATTTGACAAAGGCACTATTGGAAGGCGCGGCAAAGGACTTCAATGTGGTTATGGAACTTGACCCACCTATTGATACCAACAAAACGAAAGCGGCAATTGAAAAGGATATAGTATCCGCCGCCAAACACGTGGAAGCAGATGACGTTTTTCAAGGCCCCACGGTTGAAGTATTGACCGCACTCGGGATCGAATTGCCCAAGAAAGAAGATAACCAGCAATTCGATCGTAAGAGGCCTGTTTCTTAAATATGTCCAGCAAAATGTCGCAAC